GCCGCGCGGGGGCCCCCGCGGGGGGGGGGGGCGGCTGGGCTTGCACCAGCGGCGGCGGGAGCCGTCGGCCTTGCGGGTTGTATGTCAGGAATTAAGAGGCTGCGCGGGCCTTGCGCTGCTGGGCAAGCATGCGGTTATAGGCCATGAGCTCTTCGCGTGTTTTGACCTTGATGGGGGCGGTTTTCTCGACCTGCGAAGCGGTGAAAAGGTGGGCCATGGTTTTGTAGTGGTGGCTGCGCTCCTGTTCCTCCACAGTGGCGGCGCTTCCGTCTGCATTATACATGCCAGGGACTTCCACCAAGTTGCCGGTCTTTTTAACTTCTTTCCAGCGCCAGAGCATAAGCGAAAGGGAGGCGTGTTCTCCCTGCTTGACCTGATAGCCAAGGCGGCGCCACTCCTGATAGGTATGGAGGGGGAGGCGGCGGCCAGTGGAAAGGATGGCTGTGGCTTCCTCTTTTGTGAAGATGCCGGAAGAGATTGCAGCGTTGAAGATGATTTGTTCGTTTGTCATGGCGGGGTTCCTCCTTATTTCTGCAATTTCCAAATGTGATAATCTCTAGCGTCCATATTGACGTAACCGCCGCATACCTTGACGGTGACTTCAGAAGAAAGGGCGTTTTTCTTGGCCTGATAACGTGTGTTGTAGAGTGTCATGATTGTGTCCTCCTTGCTTTTGCGTGGTTGATGTGTTAGAATACAGCTAAGGGCAACGGCTTTTGCGTGGTTTTTGCCTTTAGGCTGTCAGGTTACGACTGGCGGCCTTTTATTTTTGCAATGTATGCGGCGAACAACTGCAACTTTGTTTGCCTGTCCAGCGTCGCCCATACTTTGCAGGTCATCGGCTCACCTCGCTTTCGGTTTGCCGTTGCCCTTGCTGTGATTACATGATAGCATGTACATGCTGGCATGTAAATAGGCAAATTGTACGAAGATTCATGCTTTCATGTATACAGTTTGTACATGTTGACATGTATAAGAGCGCTGTGGTATACTCTTTATAAAGGAGGGTGCGCCGCATGTCATCAGAAGCCAAAAGGAAGGCGAATGCTAAATATTTGCAAAGCATGAAAACGCTGACTTTGCGCGTAAAGCCGGAAGAAGCCGAAGAAATAAAGCGAGCTGCGGGCAATAGTGTGCAAGGGTATATTATCAGTGCTGTGCGCGAGCGCATGGCCGCAGAAAGCCAAGAAGGCATAACAGTGTGCAAGATACGCAATGATGCGGTAGGGCCAGCGGCAGAGGCCGCGGGGCAAAGTATCAAGGAGTATGTAACGCAGGCAATACAAGAGCGCATGGAGCGTGGGCAGTAAAAAATAAAGCCTTTCGGGATAACCGGAGGGCTTTTTCTTATAAGGTGGTGGAAATATGGCGAATGAGCAAAACCTGATTACGCAGCGAGACAGGAGCCCGGAAGAGCGACGGAAAGTTGCACAGATGGGGCAAAAAGCTTCCGCAGAGGCCAGACGCAGGAAAAAGAGTATTCGTGAGGTGCTAGAGGTAATATTATCATTAGATGCACCAGAAGAAATGCTGCAAGCAGGCCAAGAGCTCACAAAGAAGATGCGTAGGGATGCCAAAAGCAGAGGCGAAGTTGTGGACGTATACAGCGCCATTGCGGCGGCACAGGCGTATAAAGCGGCGCGAGGGGACACGGCGGCAGCCACGTTTGTGCGCGATTCTGTGGGCGATAAGCCGACCGACAAACTGGCGCAGACCGGCGGGCCGGAAGTGACAGAGGCAGACATCGCGCTGCTGCGCAAGCTGGACAAGGTTGGCACGCTGGACGCTTTGACGGGCGAAAAAAGCGGCAAAGATGGTTGATATGTCCATAATATGCAGCTGATAAATGTACCAATCTAATAAAATGACGATATATCGTTATTTCCTATTTCGCCAAATTGGTATTTAGCGAAATTGCAGGTGAGAAGAGGGAGAAGAAAAGAGGCAGGAAGCTGGAAGGCCAGAAAGCCGGAAAGGCTACCCCCCCTAGGGGGTAAGACATAAGGCAAGGGCTGTATTTTTTTATTTTTTCTGCGCGCATATATATAGGGGCCCCGTGTGGGGGCATACCCCTCCCAAAGGCGACCCCGGCGCTCCGAGGATGGGGAGCGGGTACTATATATATTTTCCCCGCCGAAAATTATAAAAAATGTACCCCCTTGCAAAGGTTGCCCATGCCCTATTTTCTCAGGGGAGGTAATTCAAAAATTGGGATTGGATTTATTTGGACCACTTCATGAAGAAAAAGTTCTTGTAACCTTTGATGTGCCTGAGTTGTTCGTGTGTGTCGATGAGAAGAACGAGCGATATTTATTCCTCAAACTCAACGGCTACGAAAAATATTTGTGCGTAAAAACGCCTGTGCTTGTGTTGCTCTTGATGTTAAAAGGACGCATTTCTATGAAAGAAGCCTTCTATGAGGCCGTTGACGGAATTGCGTATTATATCCAGTTCGATTTTGATTCTCTGAATTATCATTTCGAGCAAAAGAATATTCAAGAGATTCCGGCAAAAGACCTGCCAGCAGGTGGCGCGTTATTTACGCTTCGAAAAAAGAGTATTGAAAAATACATTGCAAAATTGGGAAATGAAACCCTATAAAGCTGGGTTCCTGAACGGGAATAGGCTGAATGCCTAGAAGCCTTTGCCTATGGGTTTTATTTACGGCCAAAGCGCGCCGTGAACGCTTAAAAGGCTCCAACGCGGGGCCTTTTTGTTTTGATTTTATACATGCGATATATGCAATTTATCGCATGTGTTCTATTTTGTGCAAATGGGGTGGTAATGTGACGGCACAGGAATTGCGGGAAAAGACGGTGGAAATGTGCCGTGAAGACCCCGTGTTTTTTACAAAGACCTTCGTGCATATTGAGGATAAGGACGCCGAAGAACTGATACAGCCCTTTCAGCTTTGGCCTGCACAGGAAGAGGCATTACGCAGCATACATGCGCACAGGCTGAACGTGATATTAAAAGCGCGACAGCTTGGAATTACATGGCTGGCACTTTCTGTAGCGGCATGGCGTTTGATACTGTTTACCGGGCGCACGGTGGTGTGCTTTTCCCGTGCGGAGGATGAAGCGAAAGAACTTGTGCGCCGCATGGTGGTGATATTACAGCATATGCCGGAACTGATTGCGGAGGAAAAACATGCTCCGGCCGGATGGAATGGACCCGTATTCAGCTACACCAGTCTGGAAGTGAAAATACAGTTCCCCAAAGGGCCGGAAAGCACTTTGAAGGCGTTTCTTTCCAGCCCAGGGGCGGCGCGCGGCTTTACGGCAGACCTTGTTATTCTGGATGAATGGGCCTTTCAGCAGTTTGCAGAAGAAATATGGGCTTCCATTTTTCCAGTAGTGAACCGCCCGAATGGCGGCATGGTGATAGGGCTTTCGACCATCAAGCTGGGCACGCTGTTTGAAGAGATATTCACAAACCCGGACAACGGATTTAATAAGCTGTTTTTACCGTGGTATGCAGACCCCGCGCGTGACAAAGCGTGGTATAACCGCACGCTTGGGGCGCTGGGCGAGGATAAGACCTTACAGGAATACCCCGCCAGTGTGGAAGAAGCATTGAGCGTGCCGGGGGGCGTGATGTTCCCGGAAGTGAAAAAGGAAACGCACGAGACGGCGGATGATGTTCCGCAGAGGGCACGGCGGTATGTTGCGATAGACTATGGCCTTGATATGCTGTCTGCCCATTGGGTGGCAATTGGTACAGACGGGCGTGCGCTGGTGTACCGGGAATTTGACGAACCAAACAAAACGATTGGCGAGGCATCGGAAATTATTTTGAACCTTTCTGCCAATGAAGAAATAGACGCCTTTTTGGCGCCGCCGGACTTGTGGAGCCGGGAACAACTGACGGGAAAAAGCCGCGCCGTTGTTTTTTCAGAATACGGGCTGCATTTGACAAAGGTTTCGAATGACGTGGCGGCGGGATGTGCCAGCATGAAGGAATGGCTGTTTCCCGGCCCGGATGGCCCCATGCTGCGCATTAAGCGAAGGGCTGCGCCGAATTTGTGGCGATGCTTACAGAAGATACAGAAGGACGAGAAAAAACCGGACACATATTCGAAAGAGCCGCATTCCCTGACGCACGATGTGGACAGCCTGCGCTATTTCTGCGTGTGGTGGACGAACTCGGCTGCAAAGACAGAAAAGAGAGTGCATGCACATTGGGAAGAGGATTTATTCGAGGATTATGAAAATGCCGATGAGCAAGGCAAGGCGTATTTGATTGCCAAATACGGAAACCCGTTTTGAGGAGGACACATGTTCAGGAAAAACAAAAAACTGGCAGAATGGCAGGATAAGCTGCAAAAGGCCAAAGCCGCATATGCGGATGAACTGAAAAACATGGACATCCGCACCAGCTATTACGATGGCACGGCAGACATTCGAAAGAAAAACGGGGCGATAGCAGGAAGAAAAGCATCTAATGTCCGAAATATCGTGTATGAGCTTTTGGAAAGCGAAGTGGATTCCACCATTCCGATGCCGCGAGTTGAGGCCATTCATGAAGAGGATAAAGAGCTTGCCCGCGGAATTGAAGCGATGCTGCGCAGTGAAGTACAGATGCTGCGGCTTGTTGAAATGAACGACATTCAGGAACGAACGACGACCATACAAGGCGGCGCGCTTTGGCAAGTGGATTGGGACGAGGAGAGAGGCTTTCACTGCACGATGGGCGACGTGGCTGTGACTGACAGGCACCCGCGGCAGGTGATACCGCAGCCGGGCATCTACGAAATAGAGCAGATGGATTACATATTCGTGCAGGTGACGCAGACAAAGCAGGCGGTAAAACGAAAATATGGCGTGGATGTAGCACAGGACGGCGAGGAAGCCCCGGAGGTGCGCGGAGAAGATGCGGTGCCGTGGGATGAATTGGTAACGCAGAACATTGCCTATTACAGAAACAAAGACGGAGGGATAGGGCGTTTCAGTTGGGTGGAGGACACGGTGCTTGAAGATATGGAGGACTATCAGGCCCTTCATGTAAAGGTGTGTGCAGTGTGCGGCGCAACCAAAATGCAGAATGACGATACATGCCCAGTGTGCGGTGCGAAAAAGTGGAAGGACGAGGTTCAAGGCGAAGAAGAGCTGTTTGAGGATATTACCCTGTTTAACGGAACAACGATTCCATGGCGCGCCGGTGAGGAAGAACGCGAGATAATGGGGCCGGACGGGATGCCTATGCTGGATGAAGCGACAGGCGCGCCGCTGATGCAAACCGTGACGATTGCCACTAAGATACCCCGGTATAAGCCAGACCGCTATCCTCTGGTGCTGCGCAGAAATATCAGTAAGTACGCATCTTTTATGGGCGGCAGCGACGTGGATGTGATACGCGACCAGCAGGAGGCCATTAAGAAATGCGGCTCGAAAATAGAAGAAAAGGTGCTGAAGGGCGGCAGCTTTGTGACGCTGCCTGAAGGGCTGGATGTAGAAACAACGGATAAAGAGTTCAAGATTGTACGCATTAAAAACCCAGCGCAGAAAGAACTTATCAGCGTGATGAATGTACAACCCGATATTACAAAAGACCGGGTTGTGCTGGTGGATAATTATGACTATGCCAAAAGCACACTGGGCATTACGGATGCGTTTCAGGGCAAGTATGATTCATCGGCCACGTCCGGCAGCGCCAAGCAGTTTTCGGCAAACCAAAGCGCGGGGCGGTTGCAATCGAAACGGGAACAGAAAAACAGCGCTTATGCGCGGCTGTATGAACTGATGTTCCGCTTTCTTCTGGCATATGCGGACGAGCCGATTCCGTATACCACGAAGGACGGCAGCGGGCAGCAGGCTTTCGCGCACTTTAACCGTATGGATTTTCTGCGGCAGGACGCAGCAGGCGAATTTTACTGGGATGATGAATTTATCTTTTCGATAGACCCCAGCGCCACGCTTTCTTCCAACCGCAGCGTGCTGTGGGAGCAGATGGATTTGAAGCTGCAAAGCGGGGCCTTCGGCCAACTGGGCGTAAACGAAACGATGCTTTTGTACTGGACGCTGATGGAGGATTTAGATTATCCCTATGCAGGGGAAATAAAAGCGGCAGTACAAATGAGGATAGATGAACAGAAAGCCCAGCAGGCCGCAATGCAGCAAATGCAAATGGGAGGAATGGGAAATGTTATGCCCCAAATGCAAGGTTGAAATGAGGGCGAAAGCCTCTTACCACATTGAGGGGAAAAAGCTGTTTTTATGGCAGCAGTTTTTTTGCCGGAACAGGCAGTGCGAAAACTACGGACAGCCTGTTAAAACTATAAAGCACGAAATACCGGTTGAAAAGGAGGAATAGGGTATGGCAAAGCTGAATATCCCCAACACGGGCAGCATGACGGTGAAAGCGCCGAAATCTTCTGGCAGCACCAAAAAGCCTACCGTGAAAACGGGCGGCGACCTTCGCGCATCGAAGTGAAAAAATAAGCCGGGCCGGGGCGTGATACCGGCCACCCCTCTTTGAGGGGAAAGAAAGGAAAATATGGAACTTGAAAATGGCGTGACAAGTGTTCAGGAAACCGGCGAAGCTGCCGGTGAACAGGAGCTTGAGCAGGGGACAGCCAACCCTGATGTGCAGAATGTAGAAGCGGAGCAGGAGCCCGTAGGCGATGAACCTGCCGAAGCCGGGCAGGAACAGGAAGCACAGATACCAAACGAAGTGTGGAAAAAAGCGCGTGTTCGTGCAGAGCAGGAGGCGGCAGCCAGATATGCCCGCCAGCAGGCCCAGCAGGATGCGGAAATAGCTGCCCGATTTGGGCACATGAAGGTGCCGGGCACTGACAGGCCGATTCGGACTGTAAAGGATTATTTTGAGGCACTGGACGCTCAAAACAGGGCAAAGACGGAAGCTGCGCTGAAGGCAGCCAATATTGACCCGAATATTATCAATCAGGCTGTGGCGCAAAACCCGCTTATCAGACAGGCGGCCCAAGTGGTGGAGCAGGCGCAGAAGAGTGAGGGCGAGCGGATTTTGAATGAGCAGGTAGCTGAAATTTCGAAGCTTGACCCTTCTATCAAAACGCTTGCAGATATTAAAGGGATGAAGACCTTCCCGCAGTTCGATGCGCTTGTGCGCAGCGGCGTTCCGCTGGTAGTGGCCTATAAGGCGGTAAACTTTGAAAGTCTGGCGGAAGGGAAAGCTGCAGCAGCCAAACAGGCCGCCATCAATGCGGCGAAAGGCAAAAGCCACCTTGGCCCGAACAATGGAACAGGAAACGAAGCGCCTAGCCTGACGGAAGAAGAATACGAGGAATGGGCCAAGTACGGAATATCCCGGAAAGAGGCCGAAAAGTATCACAAAAAATTTAACGCATAAACAGGAGGAAAGATATGTTCAAAGTAGCAAAACGCGAAGTGCGCGATGTTGAGCCGTTTGAATACTACCCCAGCGATGCAGAACTTACGCTGGGCAGTGCGGCCAACCTTGGCAGCGGCGGAAAACTGAGTAAGGCGGCTTCTACGGTGAAGCCTTCCCATATTGTAATGGGTGAGAAAAACGCAGATGGGATGTACCCGGCAATGAAGGTAGTGCCCACAACTACCTTTGAAGTAATGAGCACCGTAACGGTTGCGGACACGCTGATTGGAAACAAGGTGACGCTGGGCGCAGATGCTGCCAGTGTGACAGCCACCACGACAAGCGGCATTTTTGTTGTGGACTGGACAGATGGCGCCGAGACAAACAGCACGGTGCGCGGCCATTTTGCATAAAGAGGAGGAAAAGGAAATATGGCAGGTATCATTTTTTCTGAAGGCTCTGGCCTGAACAACAGCATCTACGGTAAAAGCCAGGAGCCTATTCGTGCAATGATTGAAAAGAACGTGGAAGCGTTCGAGCAGCAGAGCCAGATAAAGAACGTGTTCTTTATGGACAAGACAAAAAACTTTGCTGAAAAATACACACAGGAAACGAGCCTCGGCAACTTTGAGGATGTGGGCGAGAACGGCGCCTACCCGAAAAACAGCATGCAGGAGGGCTATGCCAAAGTGGTGGAACCGACCACTTGGAAGAACTCTTTCGAAGTGACGCAGGAAATGATTGAGGATGCGAAGTTCGGCAAGATAAAAAGCCGCGCCAACATTTTTGCAACCAGCTTTAACCGCACGCGAGAAGAGTTTGCGGCAAACCTTCTGGCCGGTGGTGTTTCTGCAAAAACCAAAATCGGCACGCGGGAATATGCTACGACTTCGGCAGACGGCGTAGCGCTGTTTTCGACTGCCCACCCCTCCATTACCAAAGGGGCGAAAAATCAGGCCAATGCGTTCAAGGCGCCTTTTTCGAACTATGTGCTGGATAAAGTGCAGGAATATATGCAGGGCTTCACGGATGATGACGGCCACCTGCTGAATGTGGCGCCGGACACGATTCTGATTCCGAATGCAGGGGAACTGAAACGCGCTGTGCTGGCGGCAGTAGGCAGCGACTTAGACCCGGAAAGCAGCAACAATGCCATGAACTTTCAGGCCGGTCTGTGGAACGTGCTGGTATGGCCCTATTTGCCTAAGACCATCGGCGGTAAGCCCTATTTCATCATGATGGATTCGAAGTTCAAGGACGACTACATGTGCCTGCCGTTCCTTGACCGTGTGCCCCTGACGGTGAAAAGCGATATTGACCCGAACACCGATGCCAACGTGTTCAAGGGCCGCGCGCGCTTTATGGCAGGCTTTAACAACTGGCGCTGCATTTCCATCTGCGGCGAAGGCGTGAACGGCACGACCATCACGGCGCCTGTCACGAGCCAGAACGTAACTGTGGTAAACACTGAGGAAAAACCTGTAAACACGAAAGAGGTAGGCGCTGGCGGCTAACATAAAGGGCGGGCAACCGCCCTTTTCATCACGGACAAAAGGAAACGGCCGGGGCGGTGCCGGTAGACGTGAGAGGAGAGAAAAGCATGACATGGAGAGAAATCAAGCTTGCCACGCTTCAAAAGATGTTCTCGGCAGACGGTTCCACATTGGTGGAGGACGAAACCACAAAAGACTACCTTGCGGGCATGCCGCAGACAGCAAACGAGGCGCTGGCGCTTTTATGCACATCGAATAAGTATTTGCGCAAGAGTGTGGTGCTGGAAAAGGAAACAGGCCCGGCGCGGTTTACCATGAAAGACAGTGCCGAAGATTTCTGGATTTTTGGCACGCCGGAGGTATACCGGCTGGAAAACAGCATGCCATATAAAACGTATGCCTATAACATTGTGGCGGGACGCGACATTATTTTTTCGGCTGAAGAAGCCGGAGAATATGAAGTGTTTTACAACGCCTGGCCACCGCGCATCACAGAAGAAACATTGGACAATTACGAGCTGCCGCTTACGCCGGATGTTGCTGTGCTGCTGCCGCTTTACATGGCAAGCCAACTTTATAAGGACGACGACAATTCCATCGCCACCATCTACCGCAACGAGTTTGAAGTAGCGCGCGGCGAGCTTGTTTCCGGCACGGGTGGAATTGTAACGAGTGAATGGACAGCAAAGGACGGGTGGTGCTGACATGGCACAGTTTTCAATTCCGGCCAGCCCGGCAAGAAGCATTTTGAATGTAGATAAATTCTACGGGATAGATTACACCAACAGCCCGGCCAATGTGGATAAAAGCCGCAGCCCAAACGGACAGAATATGATACGCGACGTGCCGGGCAAGGTGCGCAAGCGTATGGGCTATGAGACAATGGCGCAATACCCTGCACGCATCAACGGCGTATTCGCCCGACGCGAAGATACACAGTTTCTTGTTCATGCTGGCACGAAGCTGTATTTGGGCGAGGAAGAGATATACGGAGATATGGCAGACGCACGCAGCAGCGCTTGGCAGTTCGAAGACAAGCTGTATATCATTGATGGCGCGGGCCTTACGGTGTTTGACGGCGTGGCGGCGGCCCCGGTGGGGGACGACGCAAAAATACCGCTGTTCACCATTGCCAAGGCGCCTACGGGAGGCGGCACGCAATATGAAAATTTGAATCTTATTCAGCCCAAATTCACAGAGCAGTTCCTTGGAACGGAAGAAGATACACAATACCATCTTTCCTTTACGGAATTGGATGATGCCCCCGTTAAGGTGGAGCTTTTGAATGCCGAAGGAACTTGGCAGGAGAAAACGGAAAATACTGATTACACAGTAGACCGTGAAGCTGGCGTCGTCACCTTCACCGAGGCGCCGGGTAAAAGCCCGGTGGCGGGCGAGGACAATGTGCGCATTACGGCCAGCCGCACGGTGGAGGGGTATGCCGCGCGCATCTTCGGGTGCACCATGGGCACGCTGTACGGCGTGAACGGCGCGGCAGACCGGCTGTTTTTATCCGGCAATGCGCAGTACCGCAACTACGACTGGTACAGCGGCATGAACGACCCGACGTACTGGGCCGACACGGCCTATGCCGTGCTGGGCACGCAGCAAAGCGCCATTGTGGGCTATTCCATTGTGAACGAGCGCCTTGCCACTCATAAGGACAACATGGAGGACGGGCGCAACGTCATCATCCGCGAGGGCAACCTTGTAGACAACCAGCCCGCCTTCCCTATCGTGAACACTTTGCAGGGTGAAGGCGCTATTGCAACCCGCAGCTTTGCGTACCTTGTGAATGAGCCCTTGTTCCTCACAAAGCTCGGCGTGTTCGCCATTACCGCGCAGGACGTGACGGGCGAAAAATACGCCCAGCAGCGCAGCTTTTTCTTAAATGGCAGCCTTTTGAAAGAAGCAAATTTAGAAAACGCCGTGGCCGTGGTGTTCAAGGACATGTACTGGCTGTGCCTGAACGGCGTTGCCTATATTTTGGACGGGTTACAGTCTACAAGGAGAAATGAAGAACCCTATTCAAACAGGCAGTATGCGGGGTTTTACTGCACGAATATACCGGCGCGTGTGTTGTTCGTGAAAGATGAACGGCTTTGGATGGGAAGCGATGATGGAAAGCTGCGCCGCTTCTATGAGGACACAGCGGCCCTTACCAGCTATTCGGATGATGGGCAGGCGATTCATGCCATATGGGAAACGCCAGACCTTTCCGGCAAGCTGTTCTACAAAAACAAAACGTTCCGCTTCCTGGCTGTGCGGCTGGCAAGTGCCATTGCCACAAGTATTCGCATTTCCGGCCAGCGGCGCGGGCTGTGGACGCACATTAAGGAAGATACCACGAAAGCGCGTTATTTCAACTGGGGGTATTTGAATTGGGACAAATTTTCATGGAGCAACGACGAGACACCTAAAACGCTTTCTACAAAGGTGCGCATCAAAAAGGTGGATAAGGCGCGCTTCCGCTTTGAAAACAGCGAAGTGAACGAGCCGTTCGGCCTGTTTGATTTTGCGGTGGAATTTGTGGAAAACGGGAACTTCAAGGGATAGGAGGAAGAACATGCCGTTCAAACAGGTGACGGAACAGGACCTGAAGGGCAAGGGCGTCATTGGGCAGCCAGCGGTGCCCGGCCTTTCGGTGACGGAAATGCAGAAAAGCGTAGAGCAGGTGGTGCGCGAGGCGGCCATCCCTGCGCACAACCAGCTTTGCGAAGAGTTGGAGGCAGAGGCGGGCCCCCCCCCCCACCGCGCCGCGGCGGCGGGGGGGGGGGGGGGTG